AAAATCATAAGTCCAAGGAATCTCTCTTCTGGGAATCTTAAGATCAGACACCTCTAAATCCGCTCCTCCAGACCTCTTAAGCTCTTGCTCTTTTTTACGATTCAATTTGGCGGTTCTTCTTTTGACAACAACATTGCCACATCTATAAAGATAATTTAAAAATCTTTCAGATCTATCTATTCCGCCCACTTGAACAAACCACTTTCTGTAAAACTTTTCTATCGTTTTATTGGGATGTACAAGGGTAAGACCCTGTGAAGCAAAATCACTCATAAGATCAATCACATTGCGAATAATACCGACTTTGTCATAAGCCTGCATACTCATTTTTATGATTCTCTTTTGACGATTCGATACAGATTCGCCCGGACGAAAATTGTCATAATCCTCTCGAAGAAAACTAGATCGCACGGATCTATTGGGCTCAATGTCTATATAACTCGTTCTACGGCCATATGCAACGGCTTTTTGTATGCCGTCATAAGCCTCTGAGGCATCGGAGGTGAGATCGTAAGCCTCCTGTTTCTGAGAGTCACTTTCCCACGTTCTGTAAAGTGGTGATTTAGACATTTATGCTGTTCTCCAATCAATTATATTGCTAATACTATTGTCAATACTACTATACACAAACTAATACACGTCCTGCATTTTTTCCGAAAACCAAGACGGCCCATGGTATAGCTGCTCGTTACTAAACCTAGAATCGTTATCCGTTTGAGCAAAACCGCCAATAGTAGCAAATTCGGAAACGCTCTGTTCAAAAGAGAGACATCTCGCAGACATATTAGCCATTAGCAGTGATGAATAACGATCCTTGCGAAGTCTGCTCTTCTTTCCCGCCGCCACTTTGACTTCGGGGGTATCCCATCTTTCTCGGCCTGTTGAGGTTTGCGTCAACACTATCATAGATAATTCATCTTTAAGTTCTTCTATCTCCATAACGCAGTCTTCAAGTGTATCGTACCTTCTTCCCGCCACCTTGTCATGCTCAATAGACAACCCTATGCTTGCCGCGTCAAAGAAGGGAAATAGTAAGATCTTGTCTTCAAAATCTTTTCTGAGCCCATGGTTTGCTTCTGCTAACCAGTCGGCTCTCGCAAATTGACAAAGGCGTAAAATATGAAGACCTGAATGGTCATCGGTATCCTTTGCTTTATTCTCATCAATTACAGGCCATATGGGAACTTCTCCTTCTGGAATCTTGTCTTTATCATGCAACGCTTCCATCACAGCAATTCCGCCACCCTGAGCATCCAAAGCAATTTCTACACACGGAAATGCCTTCATTAGCTGTCTGATTTTTTTTGCACAATAAGAATAAAAATCATCCTCATTTACAATTTTGGACCGTAGTTTATCTTTATGCTGCTGCCGGTTGGTTGTCCAACAGTGTACAATCCTTCTATGATCTCCTCGAACCTCCAAGACAACAATACTAAAATTATCAACTTCGGACGCGGGATCAACACCAAATACATATTTCTGATCTGGAGACCCTTTTAGTATCGACTCAAAAGAAATCTCCCCCGAAGGTAATTTTACAGGTTCAGACGGAGAAGTTGTACAGGCTTCAAGCAAGCTACGTTTAAAGAAGCCCTGACTATCGGTGGTGAAGCAGGCCCCATATTCCATATTATATATCCCAGAATGAACCGTCGCTTTTGCTCTACTAACCTGACCCTCATCCATAAAGCCGTCTGGAAGAGTATTTACAGGCATGCGAATCACAGAATATTCGGTCCAATCAAACTCTTCTGGAACACTCTCTCCAAAAACTTCTTGCAGCTTCTTTTCACTGCCTCCACTATTGATTATATCCTTATACCTTTTCCAATAATCAGAAAAATGGTTAAAATCATAATAAGCCGTACCAGACAGTATTATCTGATTAGACTTCTCTATTAGGGAATCGGACCTCTCGTGAGCATCTATACCTAACTCCTTAGACTTCTTTCTCTTGGCCTTACTTCTAACCTTTTCAGAGGGGGAGGCCGCAACAGCGGCAAAACCAGCCACAACGTTTTCAAAAATATCACGAGGTATAGACGCAAACTCATCTGCGATGATGTCGTTAGCTCTTTGCCCTCTAATCTTAGAACCATCACCAAGAGGGAGACATGTTATCGTACTCTCGTTGATATGCATCACACATCGGTCAACATCCCTTCGCGGCCCACTATTTGTGCCACACAAGTCTCGCAAGATTGGCGCATTTTTCCATATAGTGTCCATGTATTCAAACAGAACCTTAGACTGTCTAAATGCCGCACCAACCACGACGATTTTCCGTCTGGGCATGAATAGAGCGCGCAGAAGGGGGTAGACAGAGAGTATGAAAGATTTCCCCATACCACGAGAACCGATAAGCATAGGGAATTTTCTGTTCCACACTTCATGTAAGATGAGAGACTGAAATGGTAACAGCTCTATGTTCAATATATATTTACACACAAACGAAAAATACTCAGGACGCACCATAAGCCAAGCGATTCTCTCTAGTAGGTCGTCTCTATTTGCACCGCTCACTACAAAATCCATAGGATTAAATAGCTCAGACTCATCAACCTCTATGCCAAGCCAAGCGTCTTCTATTTTGCTGGCATTATTAATCATTTTGTTTGCTCAACCTCTGGCTTGCTAATTGTTTGGATTAAAAATGGGAATAGGGAGGGTTTTGCGCCACCGCTATTAGTACGATCCAACTCTGCGTCTTCGGGCTTAAATTTACTAATCTCTTCAATCGTTGGCAATGGCTTAGAGGAGTCAATAGCCCACTCTATATTTCTCTTCTTGGCCCATTTGGTCATTCTTCTCACTGGCACAATAAAGTTGAAAGTTTCGCCAGATCCCCTAACTAGCATACCGACATACTTTCCATCTTTCATGAAAACACCACCCCCAGACGAACCCGGAAATGCCGTAACGGTTGTTTGATCAAACACGGTTCCGTCTCCAGAACCAATATTAAGAACTCTACCAACCTGCGACATTATTCCATTTGTCATAGAATTGGCTCCAGCCTGACCAAGCAAAGAACCCACATGAAGAAGAGGCTCTCCAATCTGCACATTCTTATTCTCTAGATAAAATTCTGTATTTTGATCTGCAAATCCCCTCTTTCTAACTATCAGAAGAGCTAGATCTTCTCCATCTGTAGCATCAGAATACAGGATAACCTTGGCATCCATTTTCAGCTCGCCAACTTTTCTACCCCCTTCTACTAGCTCTTTTACCACTTGAGCGTCTTTGAATTCTATGATGGTTTTATTTTTACCCTGACCATCAATAACGGTACGAGTAGATCTAAGGCCGTCCACCACATGCGCACAAGTCCATATAAAATTAACTTTGGTTTTTTCTTCTGTGTCTTTATTGAGTAGAAGATCTCTAGAGATAATAACCCCTGAACCTTCAGATCTTCCAGCTTTGATCGTTACGCTAACATCTTGTAAATGTTGAGCAACTTGATTTTGGGCATAGGATATTGAAAAAGAAAGGGGCGTAATAATAACTGCTAAAAGTGTTGTTGTAAGAAGGCGATTCATGATCGTTCCTTTCCGTGACCCAGTATGAAATTTTTTACTTTTAAGTTCCTTGGGTCGTCAAAAAAACCTATAAGTAGAGTGGCTAATCTAGAAACTATTTTTTCCTCTTCATCTCTTGCTTGTATATAAAGCAGGGACCACGCAGCGTGCAGTATTTCGTGCAACAACGTGTCTCTGGTAACGGAGTATGTGGTGCCACAATAAACTCTAATTCTTTTTTGCTCATTGTCACAATCGCCATATGCTTCTCTTTCCTTGAACAATCTCTCTGACATTTCCTCTATTGCGTATTCGTGACCTAGAACATAGACTTTACTCGGCAGTTTCTTGGTCGCCGCCATCTTTATTCCTCATGTAAAATAATTCATTGAGTCTCTTGAAAAGACTATTACATACCAAAAAAGCGTTTCCCTTATTTTCACAAAAAATAATTTTAGTATCGTACCAGATTTGAAACTCTAACAAACACTTTAATAAATATTTACCAGTAACTCGAACTTTAGATCTAGCGTTCTTTGGAACACGAGACCCCTCCGGATATTTCAGGAGAGCATCCATACCAAATTCGCAAATGATAAAAGAAAAGTTATAGTCTTTCATCCTTTCCATCTCTG